CTAACTCTCTAATTTTTTCAACTTTCAAAACATCGGTTGAGTTTTCTGGAATAGGCCAGATAAAGAGAATTGGATTATCTCTGTCTCTTTTAATTGAATATTGTGTAGCTCTTCCTGTCTGTCCCTTTTGAGGAATTTGTAAATACTCTTCATATGATATTCTAGTTAAAGGTAAATCAGTATTATCTCTATTTACAATAACCTGTAAAGCATCAATGGTTGCACCACTCAAAGCATACGAAGACACACTAGCGGTAACAGTAATTGCAGAAGCTTCCGTTGACCATAGAAGAATACCTCTGTTCTGCCAATCTTTTAGCATTAAGTTAAGAGAACGTCTAGCAGAAGCTGGCTCATGACCAAGGGTTTGCTCACCCCCAATCATTTCAGTTGCTTCTTGAATTACATCATCAATCTCTAATGTAAAATTAAATGTACCACTAGTAGCCATTTACTATTTCCTTTTAACTTTTTTCTTAGTTTTTTTCTTTTGAGGAGGTTTAGTAATCTGTTGTTTTATGTTTGACCTAGTAATAGTCACTTTTACTTTTTCCTTTTAGATGCCATTGCATATCTTTGGGGAACAGGTCCACCTTTAGACATATACTTTGTTTTCTTTATAGCGCCACCCTTAGACATATATTTAGTTTTTTTAACTGGGCCACCTTTAGCCATGTATTTAGTCTTCTTCATCTTCCGCATCATTCATCTCCTCTTGATATAGATTATTAAAAGTTAAAAAAGGATTCATGTAACTATCATGAATTTCTGCTGAATGAACATATTGACTTGGAGCAAAATCTGGTGCGCCTTCTCCAGTTACCCATAATGCAGGATTAGTAACTCTAACTCTGTTATTAGGTAATGCAATAATATTACCTGTATATTCTCCAGCATCAATTAATTCTAATACATGAGATTGTTTATGTTGTGCTGGATCATCAGATATTGCACTATCTGTATAATCAACAGTAAATAAATATCTCCCAGTATAAAAAACATTATCAATCTTACATAACCAAGGACTTGAAGAAACTCTATCCATGACTACTACTGCATGATTTCTAGAAGAACAATCCCAAGGTTGAGCTAAATGTGTCGCCATTTTAGTAGGCCATTCTTCTAACATAGTATCAGCTACTAAAGCTGTAATGGGCATTCTAGCCCACATTGCTCCACCATGTATATTTTCTTCTTCATCACATCCAGTAAATACAACATTAAAACTTAATGATCTATCTGGTATAGTATTAACTGCTATTACTAAAGCATGTAAATACTCACCTTCGTATTCCATGTGATTATGTGTAAACTCTTTTCTTACCCAACATTTAAAGTGTGGAATGTTTGAAGTTAAATACGCCATTTAACATCTCCATCTTCTTCTAGCTTGGCGTAATCTAGAATTAGGATTCTTAGCAGCTTTTGGAAACTTCTTCATTTGTCCCGCTGATCTAGCACAATAACTTTTACGTCTTGCTGCTCTAGCCTTGCTAGGTTTCTTTTCAGTTACAGCAGTTTTAAGTTTACTACCGGGATTTTCTCTACGATATTTAGCTACTCCTTTAGCGGTCATACCTGCTCCTTTTTTAGTAGGACGCTTTTGACCTCCGCTAATGGTATGCCCCTTCATACCTTTACCAGTTGATTTTCTTTTAGTAGCCACCGTTCCACCCTTTTTTCTATAAGCACTTGTCTTCTTAGCAACCCCTTTTGGTTGCTTAGAAAACTGTTTACCCTTTTTAGTATCCTCTCTTTTCTTACGAGTAGATGCTGCATATTCAGACGAAGAGAGAGATTTGATTGCCTTTTCGGGTAGATATCTCTCTCCTGTCGCCTTCGGACCTTGTGTAGAGGGTTTGCCCGATTTCGTTCTCCACTTTTGCTTTGTCCAGTCTTTCAGATTTTTCTGTGACTTTGCAAGTGTCATTAGCTTTTGTAACCCCCGCCTTTTTTCTTGTATTGCTGTGCCAGCATCTGTGCTTTTCTAGCTGACCACTGACCGGGTGCGCCTCCCTTACCACCTGCTTTAATCTTGTTAAATAAATTTTTACGCATAGTTGGCTTTGTATAATTACCTGCCTCATTGACTCTGGACTTCTTAGCAGTTCCACCTGTTTTCCTTTTTGTAATTACGCCACCCTTCTTAGCAGTCTTAGCTCCTGTTCGTACAGCTTTTAAATCAGCACCTGTAATTTTATTTCTAGGTGATGCAACCCTTGCTAATTTTTTTTGTTTAGGACTGTACTTAGAAAAAGGCATTATATCTGTCCTCCAGATTTATACCCATACATTACATTTTTATTACCTATCATACCGCCACCTCGTTTATAAACAACCTGACCACCTTTTTTACGAGAGGCGCTTCTCTTTTTATCTTGAGCTTGCTGTAATAAATCTTTTTTAGACTCAAGTTGATTCTGTAATTTTTTACCTATAGATGCTCTTTCTTTAATCGTTTTACTTTTATCAGCAGTATTTTCTTTTATTTGTTGTTGTATATTTTTTATTTCTTCCATATTCTTTTTTTCTGCAGCAGTAGCATCTTTTATACTTTTTCTTTTTCTTGCTGATTTAGCACCTATTTCTTGTAAATAAGAAGATTCACCAACTGTAACTTTACCAGCTTTACCAGTTTCTACATCTCTCATACCGGGATAATTAGCAGTATCAACCATTGATCTAGCTTCTAATTTTCTAGCTACATCAGCAGGTTTATTTTTACGTTTTCTTTTAGCTGTTGGTTTAAAAATTTTTCCTTTAGACATAATATTAGCTCCTTACTTTTCCATAGCCACTAAGAGCTTTACCAACACCTACAGGACCACCTTTTTTCTTATAGCTAATTTGTCCACCTTTTTTCTTTATTCTAAGCAAGCCACTTTCTACTAGCTCATCTATTTCACTTTTATCAATAGCACCTCTAGCATTTAAACCCATTGCTTCTGCAATATTACCAACCTCGTCACTAAACTCACCAATATTTCTTTTAGTGGCAGGATCAATAAGTCCCATTGCTCTACGTTGTCTAGTTTGTCTTTTAGACATTTTAGGAAGCTCTACTTTAGAAAGAGCAGGTCTATTTGGACCTTCAGCTACACCTTCAACATTTCTTCTTCTAGGCATAGCAGGAGACATTTCTCCCATGCTTTCCATATCAGAAGCTCTTTTAAGTGCGGCAATTTCTCTACCTCTTTTACCTTTCGGCATTTCGGTATCTTTTCTTTTAGCAGTTCCTGTCTTCCGTCTTGTTTTTGGTCCCGGCTTTCCAGACTCTTCCCATTTCTTAACAGAAGTAAAACCAGCAGCTTTTGCTTTAGCTTTTATTTCAGGAGAAATAGCCTTACGACCTTTACCTTTTCTGCCTCTTTTCTTTTTTACTAAACTTTTTGCTTTAGCCATGATACTATTCCTTATACCGAGTAATCATATTCTTTGTTGTCAATGACAACTTTTTCAAACTGAATAGAATCACCCTCTGCTGCTGGACCTTTTCTAGCTGCTCCATAACCTTTTCCAGTTGGACGAGCTACAGCATCCATACGCTCTTCTTTATAACGATCAAATCCAGCTTTATCATAAGAATACTTTTTATTGTTAATAAGTGGCATAGTTCCCTCCTAACTACTTCCTTGAATAATTGTGTTAGCACTACCTGCCGGGCTTGAATTAAGCTCCATATTATCTTGCCTAGCTCTTCTAGCTTGATTACGAAGACCATCAATTGAAGCTTTAAGTTCAGCTTGCCATGCTGGTACAGTATTAAAACTTTTATTAAATAAAGATGCTTCCACCATTGATGCATAAAAAAGAGCATCATAACAAAAATCTGAAAAATAATTGTTTGGTGCAGCAGATGTTAAAGCAGCAGGTCTAGCCACATAAACAACTTCTGTGTCATATGCAGAGGCAGGAGTGGGGGCAAGATAAATCTGCGTATTACTCCGCATTGCATAATACTTAGGTTCGCCAACAGATGAAGAAACAAAAGGCCAATAGTCATTTACATACTCTTGGCTTCTTTGTAACAAATTAATTTTTGAACCTGAAACTTTAATATTAATATTTCTAATTATTCTTGTATCTGATGCAAGAGAAACAAGTGGATTATTAACACTTGTTGTAACAGATGTAATTTGATTTAGTGCGACATCATCTAATTCTTTAATAAGACGAAATTCTGCCTTATTAATAATAACAGGAATTTGATCAGTAAAATCCTGCGAATCATTTTCAGATGTATTTCTAATATCAGATACAAGTTCACTATAAGAAGGCATCTATTTATCCATAATAAATATAAAATTTACCAGCATTACTTGCGCCAGCCAGAGAAACCTTACCAGTGCATTTTACACCTGTATCATTAATATAAACATTATCCATTACATTTGTACCAAGTGCAGCATGTTTTATCTTGGGACCATTCTGATCACCAACAACTAATTCAGATGCAGCAGATACAGCAAAACTATAAACTTGGATACGAGTATCTGTAACAGTTACACTTGAAATAGCATCTACAAATATACCATTTCCACCAGCACCACCAGTTACTTGTCCTATTCTAATATTCGACATTTAAATCTCCCAAAGAAGGAGGAGAGAGGATTTCTCCCCTCTCCTAGTTCTTATCTTACGATCCACCAGCGTTACCGAAGTAACCTCTCCAATCAGACCAACCAAAGCTATAACGCTCTCTGGCCTTGAAGCGAAGATTACCAGTATCGAAGTCTGGCTCCATCTTCGTCTGAAGTGGCGCTCTAACAAACATCTTAGGTCCGTTAGGAACATTCGTTCTAACAAACCAAGCATCAGTGTCCGTAAAGCGACGATTGATAAAGCAACCCTTCGGAAGCATCGACATACTCTGAATCGAGTTGACATCGTTCCATCCTGACGGGTTGGTAGCGGCTTGTGATCCACCAAGAGCGGAAACCGTACCAGACGCAGGAATCAGGGTTGAATTAAGTAGAGAGTTCGACGTTGCCCAGTTATCTGGCGCAACATGCAGTGAAACTCCCGAACCACCTACAAGAATGCCTCTATCATCCGTAATCTTTTGAATGGCAGTAAGGCCAGCTTCCAACGAAGCAAACGAAAGGTCTGCAGCAGTTAGGAGGTTGGACTGAGTGCCATCGACAGTCGGATGGGCATTACTGAAAAGAGGCTCACCGTCGCCGCCATGATAGGCAGCAGCATCAGTGAAACCGTTGTTGAAGATATCAGCAGCTTTAACCTGCTTCGTATTACCCATTGCTCTCGCAAGAGCTTTAGCTCTCAACTTAGCAAAGGTGTCATACAAATTATCTTCCATAGCTTCTTCCGTTACCGCAAAGGCAAGGGAAATCGTTTCGTTGACATAACGAGCAACATAACTTTCACTTGCTTCATCGTAAGTAACTGCAGCACCTTCACCCTTCACAGGTGCAGTGCCGAAGCCTGTGAACAGAACTTCTTCTTCAAAAGCTCTGTCTGAGTTTTCAACCTCAAAAAGAGGTTCATGCTCATTATCGACTTCTCCATATTCTAGTCCAAATACAGCATTCAGACCGGGGAGAAGTTCTTTTGCAATACTAGCTCTATTAATAGCCATGATTCAAACTCCCCTATTAAATGCCTGATGGTGAGGACAACTTAGCGTCCACATGCTTAACGATACGAACTTCCAGAACTGGGAAGGCTCTTTCCGTAGCAATAGTAATATCATTGCCCGGCTCATCAAGAACACCAATAGCTCTTACAGGAAGAATAGTGGTATTTCTTGTAGCCGCTTTAACACCAAAACCAGACTGTCCGGTAAAAGTGCTACCCGTTCCAAGAGTAAGACCGAAGTTCACCGTATTAATATCCCCCGAAGATACCGAAGCATCTGCTTGAATAAAATAGGTGGACGATGGACTCGTATCAACAAAAGCTTTAATATCAGTAGCACTCGTATTAGCGGGCCAATACTTGCTATATTTGGGTTCCCCGTTCGCTACATAGTGGCACCCCATGAAAACACCGTCAGCAAAGTCGGCGTCTGCAGAGACAGGTTCTACATTTCCAAGGCTCGTCTTGATTAGATCACCACAGAACATGCTTCTTGCATCACCAGATGCAATCGGCAGTTCATCGAAACCTGTGGAGTTAGTACCAGAACCACGTTTGCGGGCAGGAAGGAAACCTCTAAGGTTTTTAGTAGTAGACATAATGTCACTCCTCTCTGATTATCCCATGACCCACACTAACTATTCTTGGAAGTTTGGTCTTCGCCCTCTAGTTACTGTGGACCTACTGTTATTACTAATAGGCATTCTAGAATCAGAGGCATTCTCCAGTTGTGCATTAACTGCATTCATCAACTGCTGACTCTTATTCTCATAATACCTTTTACGAGCTTCTAGCTTACCTGTTGGCATCTTAGCCAACGCTAAATCCCCACGACAGACTGTTCCGCTATATCGCCCATTCTCCTGTACGACTGAAGATATTGCCATCTCTGGAACTTCTTCTGGAGTAACCCATGTCCATCCTTCTGCCATTTTCTTACCAACATTCTGGTAGTCATCTGCGCCTTTTAGATGTATACGAATCCAACGTAGTGACATTCCTTCGTTTGCCATTCTATTCATGACTTGATCTGGAATGTCTAGCGCATTAGGCTCTTCATATGTCCATTCGGTTTCTTCTCTAGTTTTCTGTTCTCTTGTACTGGCTGAACGTACCTCGCTCTTCCGTGTGTTCATGTCTTAACTCCCTCGGCCAAATGTTATGTCTGTGTAATCACCATCTGAACTATCAACTTTTAATTTTTCAGCGGCATATACTTCAAGTGGAATATTCCATTTATTTGCAAGTCGAACATCTTCTTGTGAAAGTTTAATCTTCTTGCTAGATGTTGCTGGCGACCGGGAAGCTCCAGCGACCACTTGAGCAGCAGGTGCCGTCTGCTGCGAACGATTATCTTCACTCACCTCTTGGTCAGTAAACTTGTGTGGAAATTCAGTTCGTAGTCTACGATTAATTTCCGTATAAAAATCTTCTTCGTCAGGATCGTATCCCATTTGCTTTAGCTCTGCATCAATAGCAAGGGCTGAAGCTGTCATAACACTATCCTTACCAAACCATTCATTTTCTGCCGCCCATTCTTCTGCTCTAGGATCAGGAGTTCTTTGAGCGGGTTGTTGCTGTTGTGGTTGTTCTGCTTGTTTCTTAGCTTCTTCTTCTTTTGCTTTAGTATAATTATCTAGAGCAGCTTTTTGCTTACTCAAGTTATCTAAATCAAGTTGACTTCTTTGAAGAACTTCTAGTGTTTGAAGAACTTTTTCTCCGTCACCAGAATTATAAGCATCTAGATATGCAGACTTAGCCAACGCAACTTTATCATTTAACTGTTGCTCACTCATATTTGTAGTTGTTTTTTGAGTGTCAACAAAACTTTGTTCTTGGCTCGAAAGTCTTTCTTGTAGTTCTTTCTTTTCTTGTAGCAAAGCCTCTATTTGTTCTTCTCGTTCTTTACGCTGCTTTACTAATTGCCTAATTCTTTTTTGTGCGCCATTCGTTTCAATACCGTCAAGCTCTTTTATTTCTTCTTTCTTAGGAGCTTCTGCTTTAACTTCAGGCTCTGCTTGTTTTGCAGGAGGTGGAGTATCTTCTTCAATTTCATACTCTACCTTTTCTGGGATAGTAACGTCACCCCATTCGTCATTATTTTCTTCCATTTACTTTCTTTCCTTTCGGCTGATTCGACACAGACGTTTTACGAATAACTATATTATACACTATTTTTTGCGTTTAGGCAACCCCTTAGTTAGATAAATTAAATGTAGGGTCTAAATCCTTTGGGTTTTCTACCTTTAGCATAATTTGATCGTCATACAAAAGAATAAGCTTTACTCCTTTATAAATCATTTTTACACCAGCATGCTTACCATAACACACATAGTCACCCGGCTCACACCAAGCACCTGTAGAAAACTTTTCTTTATCTTCGTAGGCAAGCTCACCCACAGCCAAAACTTTACCTACCGTAGTAAGATATGTCATATCATCTACTGTAGAGTCAGGCAAAAGAATACCACCCTTTGTTTTTGATTTAATAGATACTGGACGAATTAAAATATTAAAACCGGGAATTGTAGGTAGAGGTGAGGGATCAGCTACATCATCTTCATTGCCGCTAATCCATTGATCATTTTTAATTGCTTTATTCAAAGCAGCTTGCTGCATGGTTATTCTCCTTCTTCATCATGATATCTTGTTTTTACAATTTTGGTTAAATCATTTCTGGCCCATGCTAACCCTTGATAAAACCCTACTAATTCCCTATAACTTGCGTAGTCGCTAACTCCATTTTCTGCTAGGTTTGTCTTTATATGATCCATCTGTTCATTTAAAGATACTACAATTTCGTCCCATAAATTCATTAGAAAATTACAGCCCCTACTATAACACCAATAATTGCAGCACAAATTGTTTTAATACAAATACTACATTTACATTTTCCAAACATAGATTTTATTTTTTCTTTCATACTACTCTCCTTTACTTATAGCAGTTTCAATAACTTTCATTAAAGCTCTTAATCCTTCTATATTTTCTGTAGATTCTCTTCCTTCTGATATCTGTGTTAGTTTACCAAGAAGGTCCATAGCTTTTAGTTGTTGAGCATTTTGTAGTCGAGCTTCTTCAGTTGCAGCATCTACAAGAGTATCTACAGCTTTCATTGTTTGTTTATTAATTCTGTCTTTTTCTTTTTCTTCAGATTTAATTAATTGTTGCTGTCCATCTTGTATTGCTTTAAGTGCAACTTCTGTTTCTTCAATGTCAAGTTCTCTATTTTTAAGAGAAGCCTCTGAAGCATTCTTCATAGTATCAAGTTGAAGTTTTTGTTGTTCAATCTGCAATCTTGCTTTTTCAAGATCAACCATTTGTGCTTCAGGACTTTGTTGCTGACCCATAGCTTGGTTAGCATTTTGAACTTGAGATGCCGCTTGAGCCATAGCAACTTCCATAATATTAGGCATTTGTTGTTGCTCTGGTGGCAGGTTACCCACAATATTTTGTGCAACTCCAGTTACCTGCTCTTGATACTTCATAATAATATGTTCTTGAATATTTGATTGCAACACAGGTACAACTCGTTGCATTGCTGGATTCTTTCCATTCATTGGGTCTTGCAGGAAAGCCATCTTTACTTGAATATGAGCATCATGATTTTGACCGGGGAAAGCTGCAATTGGTAGTCCTCTTGTAGCTGCCGCAATATCAGATAAAGGGTCAAGCGGTTTAGGTTCTTTCTTAGGAGGTAATATTTGATCTAGATTTGGCATATTTGCCGCATCAAGAATTGTTCTGTTTAGTGCTTCTAGGTTGAACATACCGGGAGGAGATTGCTGGGCTAATTGTAGTGCCATCTGAGCCAACATCATCCGGTGAGCATTTGACGGGATGTTTGGATCACTAACAGGAATAACATCTATTCTACCATCAAAATCTCTTTTGAGAATTTTCTGGGACATGCCCGGTACATCAAAAGGATATTCATTTGGCAAATAGTCGTAGTTTATTTTTGCTAGTATCTTAAACTCATCTTTCTGAGACTTGTGAAGTCTTTTGTGGATTGCACTAAAGAACTTACTAGACGCTTCAAGAAGAGCCATCGTTGTACCCACAGGCCCATATGAAGAAGCATCTGATACAACCTGTTCGGTACTATCAGCAAACTTCTGTCCTGTGGCTGTAACAAAGTTTAGCATCTGGAACAGGGTCGAGGAAGGCTCCTTATATGGCAAAGGAACAATAGACTTAGAAAGGTCCATACCAGTTGCTTCAACTTCTTTGAACTCGCCCGGTGCAATTGGATCGTTATCACCAACAATCCTCACACCCTTTGCTTTAAATCCTCCCGGTAAGTTCGAGAACTGACCCGCATCAACCAAGGCTCTCATAGCTGCAGTTGCAGTCAGTGTAAGATTGCCAAGGAAATGGATCAGCCCTAACCCATAGAAACCAAAGCCCGGTACAAAGCGATAATGCACAAAATGCATAATCTTTTCTCTTGTAGGATCATCAGGTCGATAGTTTCTACGAATACTTAGTATCTGACGAGACTGCTCTTCAACAGTAACAATATAAGGAAGAGCAACACCTTCAGAATATTCTGGATCAGACTCAAGTTCTAAATAACAATGTTGTTCAAGCAAAACATATTGTGGATCATCTTCACCTGTTTGGGACATTCCCATAACAGTATCAATCTTAGATGATATAGGTGTAGGACTTGGGACATATGCATCTGGCAACTCAATATCCAAATACATTCCAGAACGAATCTCTCTCATTAAATCATGCGGACTTCTATAAATAATATGAGTGTATCTATCTGCTTTTCTTAGATCACTAGCATAGTATGATACATAGAATTGATCAATAGGAACAAACTCTGCTACAGGTCTTTCAAGTGATGCATCATAGTAAACTTTTTTAAATGCGGACCCAATCAACGGCAGATGGAACAACATCCGCTCAAACTCATCAAAGTATTCAGGCATTTGCTCTGTAAGCTGATAGTTCATAAACTCTTGAACTCTTTGAGCCTGTTGATCTTTTTGAAAGTTACTTGTTCCTAGAACTTGAGACTTAACTGGTCCTGCAGGTGGGAACAATTCAGAAATAGCTTTTGATTGAAACTTAACAGCAGACTCTACCAACAAAGGATGCACAGCAGTACAGGCACCCTCAAATGGTTCTGATGTATCTTCAAGCTTTAATCCAAGAAGATCAAAGCCTCTTTCAAACATTGATTCCCATTCTGATCTTGAATTTAAATCAGCATCATATCTATCATATACACCTTCAGCTATTCTTACTAAGTCAAAATCTTCTATATCTTCTGCAAGATTTTCAAACCATTCTTTAATATCTGTCTTTTCTTCATATTCAAATTCATTTTCAAAACTAACAACAACACCACCATCCTCTTCAATATCAAAGGATACTGTTTCACCAATTTCAATATTGGCTCCCTGATCTGGTATCTGAATAACTTCAGCAGATGGTATCTTATCGTATGGATTTCTTTCAGTCGCCATTTTTATAAGTATCCTTAAACTTTAAATAGATATGTTGTGATAAATCTTTTGCATATTTATTCCATCTACCCCTACACATTTCAGATATGGAACAAGTACAGTCTTTCTTTTTACATCGATAATCTTCATATTTGGGTCGGATTAAAGAATAATTAATATTATTTTCAAATTGAAACATGGCACTATTATATCACTAAAAATCTCTTTATGCAACCCTTATCTTGAAATAAATACATAATCAGCTACAGTTGTACCCGCTAACTCTATATTAAGTCCTCCAATATCCTACTCTTTTTTGACGCCGGGGGTTTACATCATCTTCCCAGTTTGGATCATCTGGATGTCCTAGCCGCCATGACTCCTTCATGTAATGCACAGCCATAACAAGAGCATCTACTTGGTCATCATGACGCCCATGCGGAAATGTAATAAGTTCCTCCATTAATTCGTCTGCCCATCGCTTATTAGATGGTAGCCAAACTCGTCCAGACTCCAGCATAGGACTAGCTGCATACACTCTAGATACCTTGTCCTTATCTGGTGTGTACTCCATTACAGGCAAACCACTACGTCTTAAATCCTGTATCAGAGATTGACCACTTGCTTTCTTTTCAATAATACAAACATCAGGTCTGTACTCATTATATAGTTCCTGTGATATCCTTCTCAAATCAGGATATTCAAACTTACCTCTTGTACTTCCTAACAAAATAAGATTACTTCCCCAAAGCTCCCGCCCATCATAGTCTTCTTCAGGCATGTCAAATATTCCCCATGTCTGAATAACTGTGAAGTCAGCAGTTGTCTTTGTAGAAAAGGCTGTATCAAATGTTTGAATAATAAAGTCACAGGACGGCGGGTCATCATAATCCCACCGTTCAACCCACCTCTTTTTTATAATCCCACCTTCTTCTGGTGTAGGATTCTGCATATATAATGATTCCCAATACCTTGAACCATTGCTTGCAATAATCTCTTCTTCATCTACTCGTAATACTTCGTCGGGTTTCCATTCAGGAAAATAAGAACTACCTACAGGTAAATCAAGTAACTCTGAAGCTTCTTCGTCAATCCAAGCAGGTATCTTTACAACCTCCCAAGGATATGTACTTTCCATATCCATTACTTCTTCCTGCTTCAGTAACCATCCACATAAATCATCATGATGGTATCTTGTGTTAATAATCACTATAGAACCACCGGGCATAATACGAGTACGCAAACCAGCAGGATACCATTCTTTAATATACCTACGACCAGCTTCTGAAAAGCTGTCCTCTTCCGACATAGCATCATCCAAGATTGCTATATGCGCTCCCCGTCCTGCAATCTGTGATCGAACACCAGCAGCATAGTATGTACCATTAAGATTTGTTTTCCATTTACCCGCCGCCCGTACATCACTCCGTAATGTAACACCGGGAAAAATATCTTGGAACTGTTCTGTGTTTACAATATCTCTTACAGACCTACCGAAGTCTGAGGCAAGTTGATCACTATGAGATATCGTCAGTATCTCATGTTGAGGATTATTACCTATATACCATGCTGGAAATATCTTGGAACAAATGACTGACTTGCTACTACGAGGTGGTAAAAAGACCATTAACCTTTTGATCTCACCATCCTGAACCTTTTGAAGTTTGTCAGAGAGAATTTTAATATGTCTCCCCATCTTCCAATCAGACACAACTGTAGGGGCAACAAGACGAACAAAGGAAATAAAGTCCATCTTACTTGTTTGTAACACAAGATCATCTAGAAATGTACTTAGTGTCGCTAGTGTATCTATAGAGTTCTCTATAGATTCTTCCATACCTTCTTCTAAACTCATATTTAACCTTTTGTTATTGTTATTAAAATTAATTATTAAAGTTATTATTTAAAATATGTTTGTTCTGTTTCTCTGTAATCTGTATAGACTATTATACACTATTTTTAAATACTATGCAAGCCCCCGATTAAAAAAAATTATAGGTGTGATATTAATGCAACAATATCCTTGATGAGTTACCTTGGTATTTTTGGTAAATATTTGAGGGGTCTGTTTTATATATATACACATGCATGCGTTTTTGCGGGTGGGGGTCTACAAAGTCTTTTAGACTTTGACAGTCTGGCAAAAAAGAATGCTTTTTCTTTGAAAAAAACTACAAAGTTCTCTGTAAATCTGTAAGATTTAGCTTGACTGTGACATTTTAGTCATAGACTAAGAGTTTATTTATTACTCTCTACTTAGCTTTCTTTGAAAGCAGAGAGTGATAAATAACTTATAAAACAATAGGTTATCGACAATCTGTTTGGTGTGACATTTATGTCACTGCTGATGAAAATCGACCAGCCCTTGATGAAGGGCTTGACAAGCTATGATGAACTAATTAATAATCTTCTTAGTGAGTTCTTACGAACTAAGAAGATGATTAATTAAACTGGAGAAACACAATGAAAGCAATAGCTTTATTTGGATTTATGGTATCAACTATGTTGTTCCTACTCTGCATGCTGAAGGTAGCCACCGAAGGTGTTTTGTTTGGTTGGATTGTGATGGATATCACATTCCTGACAGTAATCCCCCTTTCGGCCATTTGGTTTTTAGTTCATGCCTGTGAGCCGAGAAACTAATTAATAATCTTATAGTAGAGTATCTTACGATACTATAAGATGATTAATTAAAACTGGAGGTTGAGATGAGTAAAATTGAATTGTTGAATGCCGAGTTTGCTGACCTTGATGTGACCGTTTCGGTCAGTGCTGGTGGTGGCGGGTTTGATATCTTTGAGAACTCCACTGGCAATCACATCACAACTTGTTGTGATTTGCAGGAAGTGGAAGCGACCTTAGATGGTTGCTTCTGAGGTTAATTAATATCCTACAGGGTAAGTTCTTACGAACCCTGTAGGGTATTAATTATCTTAACCAGCCAACAAAGGAGATGTCTAATGATTAAGAACATGGTGTGCGATCTTATTGACTTTGCAAAGACAGGTCAAAGTGACCTGTTGGTTTGTTCACTCAACCACTATCGGTTGCCATGTCCAAAATGGTTGTTGAAATTCTGCGGGTAATTAATAATATCCCTGTAGAGTATCTTGCGATACAGGGATATGATTAATTATCTTTTACCAACCGCCAACGATAGGAGAATATCATGGCAAAGCGTACTGAAAAAATTACCCAATCCTTTTCTGGCACCCGCTGGATGAAATTGCGGGACGGCTGGGAAGCCTTCCAAAAGGCAAAGGAGGACGGCAAGCCAATCCGTATCCTCCACCCTTCGGGTAGCTTTAAGGTAATCCACAATGCTTCGGCATTGCCGGAAGGTGTGGAGGCTAGGCATAAAGCCTAGTCTCTGCAGGGCGAGGGATTGTCCCGGTTAAGCCAGTAACGCCCTAAAAATTAAGACGCTGG